TTTACCGTTTCTAGAGCCGTAAACGAAGCTAATGTATGTTTTCCGCAAATGTATCAACTTAGAAGAGTTATGGATTCTGGCTATAAAATTTGTGATGCAATCAGAACAAACATAAGTTTTCTTAAAAGCGAAATGTCCCACAGTAAACAACAAGGATAATGAAACAAAAAACATGTAAAATTTGCAAAGTAAAATTTGATCCGAAACAATTTGCGCAAAACGTTTGTGATTATAAGTGTGCAATTATCCACGCTAAAAACCTTAAAGAAAAAAGAGATGCTGATAAATGGAAAGCCGATAAAGCCGTTTTAAAGGAAAAACTAAAAACATTGGGTCAATATGAAGCGGAAGCAAAGATTGTGTTTCAGAGGTGGATTAGATTAAGGGATTTAGGAAAGCCGTGCATAAGTTGCGGAAAAGTTACCAACGAAATGGATGCTGGGCATTTTAAAAAAGCAGAAATTTATTCAGGTGTAATTTTTAATGAAAACAATTGCCATTCACAATGTAGAAAATGCAACCGATTTCAAAACGGCAACGAGTTAAATTATAGACTTGGATTAATTAATCGGTACGGACTAGATTTTGCAAACGATATTGAGCAACTTGCAAACGATACTAGACAGTTTAAATTTACCAAAGATCAACTTATTGCAAAAAAAATGCAATATGATTTAAAATACAAACAAGATAGCAAATTATGAAACCAAAAAAGCCAACTATTGAGCAGCTCGAAAAGGAAAAGCAATCCACAACTCCCGAACGTCGAAAAGAAATTCAAAAGTATTTAGATTTTATTTATTACGGAATTAAAACTTTAACACTTTTAAAGTATTGAAAATGAAAATATCACAACTACCACTTAACTAAAAAGCCAACAGTAAATTTATTAATTCACAGATGGACACCAATGTACCTCTGTAAAAAAATAATTCACTATATTTGCTTAAATTCAAAACTTAAATTATGAAAAAACTATTATTAATTTGTGCAATTACTTTGAGTAGCTGTACAGCAGATGAATCAAAGACGGAATGTGATTGTAATGCGATTACAACTGTTAATGATGTGCCTAACGGGGAAACTTACTATTACGGCGATGATTGCTCCGATAACGGTAAATTGTTATTTGAATTTTACGAGCCCGGTTATGTAAGTAGAAGGATTGTTAAGTGTGATTAAATTATGAAAATACAAATAAAATTACAATATTTAGACAAAGTTTATTATTCAAACAATACTGAATGTGACGAAGAAAAGGTATCTAAATGTAAGGAATTAATCAAAGAAATTACCGAGGGTCAATCAACTTATTTTTCTATTATAAATGGTTTTGAGGAATATTTCTTTACAAAATCAATTTTAGAACTTTCTATAATTACGGTTATTGTAACTTAAACAACAAAACTTTCATTATGGCATACAACGAAGAGCAAATTGAAACTATTTTTAGTTTAATCATTCAAAGGATTGAGGACGGGGAGGCTTTGCGAACTATTTTAAAAAGCAAAGACATGCCAAGTACTCAAACATTTTACCGTTGGTTGGAATCTAATGAATTAAAATCAAAACAATACGCGTGTGCGTGCGAAGTCAGAGGCGATGCAATCTTTGACGAAATAATACAAATAGCAGACGCGTCTTATGGAGACAAGAAAGTACTAGAAAGTGGCGAAGAGGTTATGGATTCCGAATTTGTCGCACGTTCAAGAATAAGAATTGACGCTCGAAAATGGGTCGCCTCTAAATTAAATCCTAAGAAATACGGAGATAGCGTTGACTTTACATCGGGCGGCGTTGCATTAACTGGAATTGACTTTAACGTAATTTCTAAAAAATGAGAGTAGGAGTAGATATTTTAAAACATCAGTTAGCATTTGTCGAAAGTAACGCAACTCACACGGGATTAATTGGCGGTTATGGATCGGGAAAATCTTTTGCGGGCGTTTTAAAAACTACTTTAATGAAGTTGAAATATCCAAGCATTCCAGTCGCTTACTACCTTCCTACATACGGACTAATAGAAGATGTTGCAATACCTAAATTTGCGGAACTTCTTACAAATATGAACATACCGTATGTTTTAAATCAGTCAAAACACTTTTTCAATACAAAGTACGGAAAAATAATTTTGCGTTCAATGTCGAACCCAGAGCGCATTGTAGGCTATGAGGTTGGTTATTCTTTGATAGATGAAACGGATATTTTATCAAAAGATGCAATGACTGATGTATTTGTAAAAATAATTGCACGGAACAGATGTCAACTACCAAACGGCGACAAAAACAAAACCGATGTAGTTGGAACTCCAGAGGGTTTTAAGTGGGCATATGAGTTTTTCGTTACAAAAAAAAAGGCAAACCGTAAAATGATAAAGGCCAAAACTTTAGACAACCCCTTTATTCCAGAAGAATATATTGAAACGCTTTCAGATATTTACACGCCTCAACAATTAGAAGCGTACCTAAATGGAGAATTTGTGAACCTAACAAGCGGCAACGTTTACCATCACTTCGACAGAGTAGAAAATAATTCTATTCGAGAAATACAACCAAACGACGTTCTACATATCGGAATGGATTTTAACATTACCAAAATGAATGCTGTGGTCCACGTAATTGACGGCAATATTAAAACAGCAGTTGCTGAAATTGTAAATGCATATGATACTTTTGAAATAGTGGCTTTGATCAAATCTAAATATTTAAATCACTCAATCGTTATCTATCCAGATGCGAGTGGCGAAAATCGAAAATCAAGCGGGAAAAGTGATATTGTGGTATTGCGGGAAGCGGGTTTTACAATCAGAAAGCAATCTAAAAATCCTTTTGTAAAAGACCGAGTTAATTCGGTTAATGCCGCATTTAAGAACGCAAAAGGCGAACGATTATCTTTTGTTAATACTAACAACTGCCCCGTTTATTCCGAAGCGTTAGAACGACAAACTTATAAAAACGGAGAGCCAGACAAAACCACAGGATTTGACCACATAACCGAAGCAGGCGGTTATTTTATTTACACACAAAGAAAAACACCAATGCCATTATGACACAAACAGAAACAACCCGTACACATTTACGTAGATTTTTTCCTTATTTGAAAACCGAATACAGAAAGCTAGACAAAAAGGAACTTAAGAAAAGAGAAATTTTAAAAGAATTATTTGGAGATGCAGAAACAAACTTGGAAAAGCTTAAAGTTATTTTTGATTATCAAAATCTTTTATAAAATTGACGTATCATTTAAAAACGTAGGAAGGTTTATTGACTTAGAAACATTCATTAAAGATGAGGATGACAAATCATTTTTAAAGGCGACCGTAACGCCACGACTTTGGTTTTTGACGATTCCAAATTACGTCCAGCGTTACGCAGTTGCTTTATATTTGCAAGAAGCCGATGAAGTTAAAGCTAACTTCCCTTGGATTTACGACCCGCCAAAGTTCCCGAGTGAAGGCGAAATATCGCAAGGAAGTATGGAGCGTGAAAACTTTTCACTGACATACGGCGGGTACACCGAAATGGTGTATCTTTGTGCTATCTTTGAGGCGGTTAGTCCAAAAGTTATATTTACTTACGATACAAAGTACTTTTTATTTTGGAGCGAATATTTATTGAGAAAAAGAACGGTTGAAAATTTAAAATAAAATAATTATGAGTATGTTATCTGACAAAAAATTTCCTTCAACTAATTTTGAATTGCTAGAAAAAGAGTTTAAGAAAAACGTTTTAAAAGAAGACTAAATTATGAACGAACTATTTTTATTAACGCAATTTTTAGTCAATATGTTTGGCGACAACGATTTGGTAAATACCATTACTTTAGTTGAAAGCAAGCATATTGACAACAATAAAGAAAATATTTATTGTTTAGTCAATATAGACTATTTAGAAAGCGAAACTTTGCCAGACGCGATAATTTCTAGCTATTTAATTACAGTGGTTCAGCAGCGAGATATAAGGCCAAAAAAGACAGATAGCAAGTTAAGACTTGACACAAATCTAGTTGATAATTGGGCAGAAACATTATCGGTTATTTCTAAGTTTTTAAATCAAATGCGAAGTAATATATATATTGAAAATCACATTGAATTACGTAGCAATACGCAATCCAGAAAGCTAGAAAATTTTAATAAAAACGGACTAGATGGTCACCAAATTACGATAGAATTAGCAATGCCAAATCTAGGTTCAGGATGCTAGATGAAGCAGGCATTCGAGCCGTTGCACAAAGCATAGTTGACCAATCAAAGTCAACCGCTAGAATTGATACGGGAGCGTTAAAACGGTCTATATCTTTCACTTATGTAAAGGAGCAGGTTATTTTTAGAATGCTTTATTACGGACAGTTTGGAAAAAATTCAAAGCTAGAAGCAAATGCAAGGCGGTTAATGCCGTCGGGGGTAAAGTGGAAAATTATATATACCGAGTTTGGCGGTGGTACTTTTGAAGTTGGCGTAACTCAAACAGGCAGAAATTCAACTAGAAAAATAATAGATTCCATAACCAGAAGTAGCACGACAGCAGTTACCTCATTATTAAACAGAATCCGTGGCAAAAAGAAGGACTAGACAGCAGATTGATGCCGACAAAATAATTAAGGCGCAATTAAACGAATTAGGCGAAAAGGTTTTTCATCAGGCAAAAAACAATTCAAGAGTAGATACGGGGCGTTTAAGGGATTCCGTAAATTATATGGTTAAGCCTGATACCGTTTTGACGGTTGCACAAGTATTTTATGGTAGATTCCAAGATCCAAACGAGTTGGAAGTTGCAATAAATAATAATGTAGATGAAACGATAAATTTAGTAGTCAAAGAAATAGTTGATCAAATAACGCAAAATTATGATAGTTAAAAAAATAGCAATTAGTAGCATTATACCAACTAGCTCTTTAAGCAGGTATGTTATTTATTATACCGATACTATTACAAATATTCCAAATCAAATAACAGTAATAAATCAAACGGGTGGTTCTTTGTCTGCAACAGGATGGAACGCGTATTTTGTTACAAACGCTTTATTTGACGCAAATTTATTTACGGCGCAAGTTACGGGCGTAGGATCTTTTAGTTTTCAAGGCAAACTAGCAAATATAAATATCACTGGTTATAAAGGATTTAACGCAAATAACGTTGAAATCACAATCGGTTTTATATTTACAATTACAAACGTAACAGTACCAGACGTTGCACCAATTCCGCCTGCATTACCATTAATTGATCGGACACCAATTGACAACGAAAGCAAAATAAAGTTTATTAACAGTCCGTTATTCATTCGAGAAGTTGCTACAATCTTAACAAAATCCGTAACCGTAAATCTTTACATTTGGGATGGCTTATTAAACAAAGTTA